CACTGGCCACAGCTGCACCGCATCTTTTTGGTGCCCTTTTTCATGCCCTTTTTTTTCTTGGGCGGACGGCCTTTTTGTGTGCCGTAAGTCCCTGGACCTTTAGGCATGACGCAAAATGCGACGACATACCCAGTTTAACCGTTACTTTTTCTTCTTACTAGCCTTCTTCTTGCCCTTACGAACGGCCTTCATGTAGCCCTCACACCGCTTCATTGCAGCACTTTTCTTGTCAGCCATGCGAACAAAGCAACGGTAGACGCATCCTAAACAGCTTTAGACCCGTATTCCAGCGTCACACGCCGCTTTCTACCGCTAGGCGAATTCCAACGAAAAAACCTTACCTGCACTGACGGATGAAGCTCTTCCTCAGGTGATTGCAGCGTTTTCCACCGATGATCACACTCCAAACAACGCCGCTCGCGCACACAATCATTGTCCTGTGACGTGTAGCGCCCCATCACCTTTGACTCCTCTGACCCACACTTGGGACAACA